CCTCGGCGCGTATTTCCGGAGGTTTTCGATAAGGGGGCCAGATTGATCCGGACCACCACTCCCGTACCGTAAGGGCCTGGAGGCCCATAATGCAGATCCGAGACCGCGTCCGCGAGCTACGCCGCGTCAGGGCCGGCGACCTGACGCCGAACCCGAAAAACTGGCGAACCCACCCGAAGGCCCAGGCCGACGCCCTTCGCGGGATACTGGCCGAGGTCGGATACGCCGACGCCCTGCTCGCCCGCGAGCTGCCCGACGGGTCGCTGATGCTGGTCGACGGCCACCTCCGGGCCGAGACGACGCCCGATCAGGAGGTCCCGGTCCTAGTCCTGGACATCGACGAGGCCGAGGCCGACAAGCTGCTCCTGTCGCTCGACCCGCTCGCGGCCCTGGCCGAGACAAACGCCGCGGCCCTCGACTCACTGCTCCGCGAAGTAGACACCGGCAGCGAGGGGCTGCAGCAGATGTATTCCGACCTGGCCGACGCGGCGGACCTCTACAAGGACAACGCGAAAGAAATCGTCGAGGACGAGATCCCCGAGCCGCCGGTCGATCCGATCACGAAGCCGGGCGACCTGTGGATTCTTGGAGAGCATCGCCTGCTCTGCGGCGACTCAACCGACGCGGCGCAGGTTGGGAAACTTATGGGGGGGGGGCAGGCTGACATGGTTCTCAGCGACCCGCCCTACGGCGTCTCCTACGTCGGCAAGACGAAGGATGCCCTGAAGGTCGAAAACGACGAGCTTGACGAGGAAGACCTGACAGCACTCGTTGTAGCGGCTTTTGACAATGCCGAGGCAAGCTGTCGTGCCGGTGCCTACTGGTATGCAACGGTCCCGGCGGGACCGTTGCATATTCTTTTTGCCGACGATTGGAAGCGGCGAGGCATCCTGCGGCAGATCATGGTTTGGGCCAAGGACTCGATGGTGCTTGGGCACAGCGAGTACCACTACCAGCACGAGCCGATCCTGTTTGGGTGGATTCCAGGCGACCGCCACAAAAACTCTGACCGCACGCGGACCACGCTTTGGGAGTACGACCGGCCCAAGGCTAACCGCGAACATCCCACAATGAAGCCGGTCGCCCTTTGGGCGCAGGCCGTTACGGACGGATCGCGGCAAGGCGAGATTGTGTACGACCCATTCTGCGGCTCCGGCACCACGCTGATCGCCGCCGAGCAACTGGGCCGCAAGTGCTACGGCATGGAGATCAGCCCGCAGTATTGCGATGTGATCGTGAAGCGGTGGGAGACACTGACCGGCAAGAAGGCGACCCGCGAGGAGGTGACGCATGGGAAAACGCGGACCGCGTAAACAGCCGACGAAGCTCCGCCTTCTTCGCGGCGACCCGTCGAAGGAAGGCAAACACGCCGACGAGCCGGTCCCGCCGGCCGGGGCCGTCGTCGCCCCGGCATGGGTGACCGGCAAGGCTCGCGAAAAGTGGGACGAGGTCGTCCCGCAGCTCGAGGCGATGGGTCTGATCACGACGGCCGACACCGAAGCGATCGGCCGCTACTGTGCGATGTACGAGCAGTGGGTGCGCTACCTCGACCAGATCCGCCGCGGTCTCGACGTACTCGTGATCCGCGACAAGGACGGGAAGGTGAAGTACATGCAATCGACGCCGGCCGCGACGATGTTCGTCAAGCTGGCCCAGTCGATGCTCCGGATCGAGCAGGAGTACGGCCTAACGCCTTCGGCGCGGGCTGGAATGGAGGTCAACCGTGGCGAAGTCCGAGACACGCTCCAAGCGTTCATCGAAGGCCGCGCCTAAGCCGGCCGCACCGCGAAAGCCTCGCGGCCCGGCCTGGAAGCGGAGGCCGGAGTACGTCGCCGGCTACACGTTCGAGCAGGAGCGAGCCGACCGGGTCGTGAAGTTCGTCCAGCAGTTTGTCACGATGACGAGCGGCCGGAAGTTTGCCGGGAAGCCGATGAAGCTGATGCCGTGGCAGATCCACGACATCATCGAACCGCTCTACGGCTGGGTCGACGACGACGGGCTGCGACGCTACCGCCGGGCCGCGATCTTCGTCAGTAAGAAGAACGGGAAGTCGTCGCTGATGGCTGCCCTGGTCCTGTATCACCTCCTGGCCGACGGCGAGCCGGGGGCCGCGGTCTACGGAGCGGCAGTGGACCGAATCCAGGCCGGGCTCATATACCGTGCCGTCGCCGCGAGTGTCAGGGCAAACCCCGAGCTGACGCGAGCCCTCGAGGTGATCGACTCGCGGTCGACCATCGTCCACAAGCCGACGGCCAGCCGATACACCTGCCTCGCCGCCGACTCGTGGAGGGCTGAAGGTATCGACGCGTCGTCCGTCGTGATCGACGAGCTACACGCTCACAGGAAGCCGGACCTCGTCCAGGCCCTGACCTACGCCGGGGCCGCGAGATCCCAGCCGCTCGTCGTCGCGATCTCGACGGCCGGCGAGTCGCGGAACGGGATTGGCTTTCGATGGTACGAGGACGCCCGGCTGGTCCAAGCAAACCCAGCCGCGAACCCGACATTCTTTGGGAAGATCTACGAGGCGAAGCCGGACGACCCTCGCGGCTACGGCGACCCGGAAGTGTGGCGTGAGGCGAACCCGTCGATAGGCGTCACGATCACCGAGAAGGACTTCGCGGCCGACTACGCCGACGCCCTCACGGCCCCGACGAAGATGACGGCGTTCCTCAGATACCGGCTCGGAATCTGGGCACAGGCCGACGCTCGCTGGTTCCACGGCGACGACTGGGCGAAGTGCAACTCAGCCCCGCTCGCTCCGCTCGCCGGCCGCCCGTGCTGGGTCGGCGTCGACCTGGCGAGCAACCTCGACATGACCGCGGCCGCGTTCGTGTTCAAGGAATCGGACGGGTCCTATTCGGTCGAGTGGCGCTACTGGGTCCCACGCGAGACCGTGGCAGATCGCGTCCGCGAGGGGATCCCATACGACGCGTGGATCCGCGACGGCTGGGTCACGGTGACCGACGGCCACCGGCTCGATCACGAATCGGTGGCCCGCGACATCGTGGCATATGGCGAGACTCACGAGATCAAGGCCGTGGGCTGCGACCCGTGGCAGGCCGGGGCCCTGGAGACGCTGCTCCAACGCGAGGGGATCACGACGCGCGACATCCCGCAGCGGACGGCCTATCTCAACTCGTCGTGCAAACTGCTCGAGGCCCTGGTCGTCGAGAAGCGACTCCGCACGGGAGCGAATCCCGTGGCTGCCTGGAACGCGAACAATGTTTGCGTCTACACCGATCCCACGGGAATGATCAAACCGGACAAGGCGAAGTCGAACGAGAAGATCGACGGGATCGCGGCGCTCGTGAATGCCCTCGCGCTGGCGTCCACCGACGAGGACACAGGCGAGGCCGCGAACCTCGACGACTGGAAGGTCCGGCTGATCTAGCCGAGATTCTGCCGGGTGATCGCGGGGGAAACTGGCAGCCATGCCCAGCCCCACGAATCGCCGCTCGTCCACCACTGGAGGCCGCGGCAGCCGCCGCCGGACTCCGGCAAAGGCCGCCGCGGCCCCGCGCGTGATCCAACTCCGGCGGACCTCGCTCCCGGTCCCCGGCATGTGGGGCGACATCCTGCCGTCGGCCGTCGGGCCCGAGACCGCGGTCAGGATCTCGAGCATCTTCGGAGTCGTCCGCTGGATCGCCCAGGCCGTCGGCATCTGCCCGATGCAGATCATGCAGGAGATGCCGGACGGCCGGAAGCAGAAGGCCGACATCCCCGCCGCCTACACGCTCCGCAAGCGGCCGAACAACTGGCAGTCGGCCTGGGACTTCTACACCCTCCAGGCCTACTGGACCGCCCTCCACGGCAACGGCTACGCCCGCGTGGTCTCTGGCGAGCGTGGATGGATGACGCAACTGATCCCGCTCCACCCTTCACGCGTGAAGGTCGAGCAGTCCGCCGCCGACTACTCGCTGACCTACAAGTTCTGGAACGACCGCGGGGTCTGGGAGCCGCTCACTGATCGCGTCCTCCACTGGCGGTGGATCTCGGACAACGGCATCGTCGGCCACGCCCCTGCCGAGATGAACGCGACGAGTATCAACCTCGCCCGGCAGCTCGACACCGCAGCCACCGCGTTCTGGAGCAACTCGGCCCGGCCTGACATGGTCCTCGAGACGGACGAGAAGGTCCCCGACGCGGCGGTCGACGCGATCCGAGAGATGCTCCAGGAGGCCTACGGCGGGGCCGCGAACCGCGGCCGGGCGGCGGTGCTGCCGAAGAAAACCCGCCTGAAGCCGATCGAGAGCAACTCGATGGAAGCCTCGCAGTTCCAAGAGCTGCGGGACGCGATCCTGCCGGATGTCTGCCGACACTGGGGCGTCCCGTCGACGCTTCTCGGCGACGCCAAGATGAACAAGTATTCGACGGTCGAGCAGGAGCACCTCTCGGCCCAGGTCTGGTGCCTGCTGCCGTGGGCTCGCCGGATGGAGTCGCCGATCGACATGGCGCTCCAGCCGGTCTACGGGGAGAACGTCTACGCGAAGCTCGACACCCGCGGGATCCTGCGGGCCGACACCGCGGGCCGGGCCGCCCTCTACCAGTCGCTTTGGAACATGGGGGCGATCACGCCGAACGAGATCCGCGACCGCGAAGACTTCGAGCTGCTCGACACGCCGGCGGCAAATCAGACCTTCGTGCAGCTCGGGTTCTCGACGCTCGACGCCGCGGCCGCCCAGGCCGGGGCCGCTGGTGGCGAGCCTCCGGCAGCCGCCGCCGATCCGCAGCCTCCAGCAGATCCGACATCAGGCGACCACATGCCGAACGATCCGACCTCGGCCGATCCGCAGACCATGCCAGACGCCACGACGGGAACCTGACCATGCCGAATCAGATCGAGACCCGCTATCTCTCGCAGGCGAACGACCCAGACGTCGAACTGCGGCTCGAAGAACGAGCCGACGGCCGCCCGGTGATCGTCGGCATGGCCCCGCCGTGGAACAAGTGGTCGGTGGACCTCGGCGGGTTCAAGGAACGCTTCATGCCTGGAGCGTTTCGCAAGTGGCTCGACCGATCGCCGAACGACCCGCGAGGCCAGGCGGACGTCGTCGCGAAATACAACCACGAGGACTCCAAGGTCCTCGGCCGGACCACGAATGGGACGCTGTCGATCGAGGAGACCGACAAGGGCCTCGTGTTTCGAGCGACCCCGCCCGTCGGCACGCCGACGACGGCCGAGGTCGTCCCGCTGATCCGCGACCGCTACATCTTCGGGTCGTCGTTCGCGTTCTCGCTGACCGATGCACGATGCGAATCGTGGGACGAGGATCCAGCCGGCAACGTGACGAGGACGATCACCGAGGCGGCGATCTTCGACGTGAGCCCAGTAACCCACGCAGCCTACCCAAACAGCTCCGTCGGCCTTCGCTCCCTCTCCGCGTGGAAGGCAGCCCGAGGGCTCGTCCAGCATCGGGAGCAAGGCCGCGGACTGGTGATCTCGCTCGACTACGACCGGACGTTCACCGCGGCCCCCGGCCTCTGGCGGTCGTTTGTTTCGATGGCGACGAACGCCGGGAACAAGGTCGTCTGCATCTCGCGACGCGAGAACGACGAGGCGAACCGCGAGGAGCTGCGGCTCGCGTTCGCGGACCTCGACATCGCTGACCTGATCCTCTGCGGCCCTGACACCCAGAAGCGCGACGCGGCGGCCGCTGCCGGCCTCGCGGTCGACGTGTGGGTCGACGACTACCCGGAGGGGATCGTCTCGGCCGCTGGAAACGACGGTACTCCGTCGCGATCGGTGAAGGTCTCGACCCTGGCCGGAGCCAGGGCAGCCGCCGCGGCCGCCGTCGCCAGGATGAAGGTACATGCCGGCTGAGTGCCCTACCTGCGGCGGCCGCTGCCGCGTCGAGTCGTCGAAGCGGGCCGGCGACCGCCAGGTCCGCTACGTCGAGTGTCAGACCTGTCGGCAGCGTCGCCGGCAAGTCGTCCCGGCCGATCAAATCTGGAGACGGAAACGATGAGTATCACGGTCGTCCCGATCACGAAGGCCGTCGACCAGCCGGGCCTCCTTGACAAGATCACGACCTACATCGCGTCTGCGAAGGTCGCGGCATCCGACGGGCTGACGTGGGGCGAGTTCGGCGAGCTGCTCCTCGCCCTGCTTCGGCTAGTCGTGTCGGCTCTCGACTCCGTGTCGACGCTTTCTGGCGCTGAGAAAAAAGCCATGGCCCTCGACGCCGTCGCCAGGCTGTTTGACGCGGTCGCCGACTACGCGGTCCCTGTGACGCTCTACCCGATCTGGCTCGTCGCCCGTCCGGCTGTGCGGTCGCTCGTCCTGGCTCTCGCGGGCGGCGTGCTCGAGCAGCTCCTTCCGCTTGTGAGGCTTGCCCGATGATCGTCGCGCTCCTGATCGCCGCCGCGGCGTATGCGTTCGCTGGCGACAAGTTGAACCAGTACGCCTCGACCGTGTCGCTGCCGGCCATTGAGCGGAGACACGTCGTCGGGGCGGCCCTTCTTGCGGCGGCCGCCTACGCGTGGGCCCAGTCCTCGCCGCCGGCACCGACACCGGTCCCAGGCCCGGCCCCCGGCGGGCTGAATCTTCGCGGGACGTTTGTCGGCCCCGACGCGGCGGCCGACGCCGCGACCGTGTCGGCCTTGATGGACGAACTCGCCTCGGAGGTCGAGTGGGATGGAATGCAGACCGAGCCGCTGATCAGGACAGGCGTCGCGGTCGACGATCTGCGGCAGCGGGCCCGAGAGCTGCGATGCCGTGGCGTGTCGCTTGGCGAGAAGCACCCGCGAGCCCGCGAGGCCATCAAGTCGCACCTCGACGCGACGGCCGGGACATCCGGCGGTCCGCTGACGCCGGCCCAGCGGTCGGCGTGGGTGGCGGCCTACCGTGACATCGCGAGGGCTGCTGCCGATGCCTCGCGATAACGCTCTCCGCTGGCTGGCGGTCGCTCTGCTCCTCGGGCTGGCGGCCGCCGCGATCGTCGCAGGCCTTGATCGAGGCCCAGGCCCGTCGGCGTGGCCGGGCGACGAAAACTTTGGCTACCGTCCCGACCCGCAAGGCGTCGAGGCGTTCCTCGCCGAGCTGCCCGAGCCGCTGTTCCGGCAGGCCGGGGCCGAGACGGTCCGCGAGGCGAAAGGCGTCGACACGTTTCTCTATCGGGCCGCGAACCGGGCGCACGTCGCACGCTACGGAAAGCCGTGGATCGTCGAGCGGCAAGGAATCGGGGACTGCGTGTCGTGGGGCTGGTCCCACGGCGTCTACGTCGCCCAGGCCGTCGACTGGGAGACAGGCCGACTTTCCGAGCCTCCGCTCTTCCCAAGCACCGAAGCGATCTATGGCGGCTCGCGCGTCGAGGCCAGGGGCCGAAGTGGTGACGGCTCGTCGCCGGTCGGCGGCTATTCCGACGGATCGTTCGGGGCGGCCGCCGCCCGGTTCGTTCGCGACTGGGGCGTCGTCTACCGCGAGAAGTTCGACCGCTATGACCTGTCGGCCTACTCGGCGAATCGGGCGAAAGAGTGGGGCGCGTACGGCTGCGGCGGACAGGGCGACGGCGGAAAGCTCGACGCGATCGCGAAGCGACATCCGGCCCAACATGTCGCGATGGTCACGACCTGGGCCGAGGCGGCCGCCGCGATCGAGGCCGGCTTCCCGATCCCGGTCGCGTCGATGCAGGGATTCGCGAGCGTCACCGATCAGCAGGGCTACGCCGCGGCCTCGGGCCAGTGGGCCCACGAGATGTGCTTTATCGCGGTCCGCTACCAGAAGAACGGCAGCCCGTCCGACGCTCTCCTGTGCCTGAACTCGTGGGGTCCGAAATGGATCACCTATCGCGGCAAGTTTCCGCCAGACCAGCCCGACGGCTCGTTCTGGGTGACGCGGCCCGTCGTCGAGTCGATGCTCCGGCAGAAGGACTCGTTCGCTGTCGGCTCGGTCGCCGGCTTCGGCTGGCGTGACCTCCACAACGGAAACTGGCTCACGCCGGCACCGCCCGAAACGATCGCCGACCTGTTCGCTCCGTTCACGTTCACGCTGTCGCCCTGAGGTCTGACATGGATCGCCGAACTCTCGCCGCTGTCGTCGTCGCCCTAGTCGTCGGCTACTGGCTCGCGTCGTCGCACGACACCACTCCGAAGCCGTCCGAGCGTCCGGTCGTCCGCTGGATCGCCAGGGCCGCTCGGAGCCTGCTCTGGGTCGCTCTCCTGGCCGAGAAGCCGCCCGAGGATCAGCAGCCGGACCACCACGTCGCGAGGGCCGCGAGCATCGGCGAAGACGGCTACCCGATCGTGCAACACGGAAGGGGCTGGTGATGCTCTCCGGAATCTGGAACGCCTTCGTCGCGATCCTGGTCTGGCTCTCGTCGGATCCTCGGGCCGTCGATCTCGAGGCCCCGAAGGCGGCCGCGGCCGTGTCGGCGGCTCGCGCCTCGATGCTGCCCGAGGCGGCTCCGTCGCCGGCACCGACGCCGACGGCCTGCGACTGCGGCCAGACATGCGTCCGCGGGGTGTGGAAGCCAGACGGACGGATCGAGCAGCGCTGCGCGTGCAAGTGCCCTCGATGCGTTGCCGAGCGCGCGAAGACATGCACGTCCGGAACGTGTCGCTGATCGTCCTACGATAGAACGCCTGCGAGATTCTGCCGGGACGAACGGCCCTATCGTGGCGTGCGGTAAGGACACCACACGAACACGAAGGGAATGCCATGCCGTCGCCCAAGCTCGCACGCATCCAGGACGAGGCCGCGAAGGTCGCGGCCGAGATCAACGACCTTCGCGCCATCGAGCCGGCCGACGACGCCGAGAAGGCGAGGGTCGAGGAGCGGCTCGCCGCTCTCTCCGAGCGGTCGGACGTGATCGCGAACGAGGCGGCCGCCGAGCGGGCCCTCGACGAGAAGCTCGCCGCCCTCCGCGGCGTGACGGGCACCTCGCCCAGCTCGCCGAAGCCGGCCGAGGAGGCGATCTCCCCCGAACCCTCCGAGCGGCCCGACATCCGAGGCGGCGTCCGGGCCTTCCGCTCGGCGAAGGTCGCGGCCGACGTGGGCGAGTTCCTCGTCCGCCTCGCCAACGGCGAGAAGCGGGCGATGGGCGAGACCGTCTCGGGCTACGGCGACTCCTACGTCGTGACCGAGCTCTACGACGCGATCGTCAACCGGCTCCAGTACCAGTCGGTCGCCATGCAGCTCGCGAGCATGTTCCGTCCCAAGGGTCAGAGCATCAACCTCCCGAAGAGCGGCGACTTCACGGTCTCGTTCGCCGGCGAGGGCTCGGCCTTCACCGACCAGGACCTCTCGACCAGCGGCCCGACGCTGACCCTCTACGAGGCCGGCGGCTCGGTCGCCGTGTCGAACGCTCTCCTGAACGACTCGCCGATCGACGTGGCCGGTCTGATCGTCGACCGCGTGTCCTACGGGTTCGCGGTCTGGTATGACCAGAAGTGGCTGACGGGCAACACGTCGAGCCCGACGATCACCGGCCTTCCTGCCGCGGTGGCCGCGATCAGCGGCAACCCGAACACGGTGACCGTGGCTCTCAACTCCTCGACCACGGCCGCGAACCTCGCGGACGTGACCGGGAAGGTCGACGAGACGATCATGGGCACCGGTGCCTGGGTCTGCTCGAAGGCCGGCTACGTCGACCTGATGAAGCTGTGGGCCGCCCAGCAGACGACCATGACGGTCGGCGGCGGCCGGGTCGTCCCGACGGTCTACGGTGCTCCGGTCTTCATCGCCAAGGGAATGCCGGCGACCACGCTGGCCCTCTACGGCGACTTCAGCAAGTCGACCGCCGTCGGCCTCGCGGCCGAGGGCATCAAGATCGACGTTGCGAAGGAGCTCCTCGTCCGGTCGCGGCAGACGCTGTTCGTGGCTTCCAGCCGCCTCGGCGTGCTGAACCACGGCCCCGAGTTCGTCGGCCGGCTCGCCAAGGCGACCTCCTGATCCGTCGATTCGTGATTCTTTGGGGGCCGGGGCTGGCAGGGATGCCGGCCCCGGCCTTCCGTCTATCCGGAGGAAGCGATGGCGAAGCCCGACACGATCCGCGTCCTCCAGTGGCCCGTCGTCGAGCCTGTGTCGCTCACCGAGGCCAAGGCACAGTGCGGAATGCTCGCGGACGTGACCGAGTACGATCGGTTCCTCCTCGACAAGCTCGCCGCAGCCCGCAGGCTCGTCGAGAGCCGCCTCTCGGTGACGCTCGTTGCCACCCAGTACCGGGCCACCTGGAAGGCCGGCGGCAGCGTGCTCGAGCTGCCTGCCCCGCCCGTCCTGATCTCGGCGACGTACCCGATCACCGTCACCGTCGATGGCGTGGCCCTGGCGGCCGCCGACTATGAGGTCGACGAGGACGCGTTCCCGGCGACGATCACGCTAGACACCGCGACTGACGAGAAGGTCGTCGTGACCTACTGGGCCGGGGTCGCTCCTGGCGGCATGATCGAGCCGATGGTCCGCTCGGCGATCCTGGCCTACGTCAACCACCAGTTTGAGAACCGCGGCGTCCTGAACACCGAAGGCGGCGGCGAGCTGCCCCAGGCGTTCGAGACGCTCCTCGCGGCCAGCTCGTGGAACGGAGGCTGGTAATGGCACGAGCTGCCGGCCGCTACCGCGAGGTGTTTGTCCTGGAGCGGCCCGTCCGCTCGCGGAACGCTGCCGGCGGCACCGTCGAGACCTGGGAGACAGTCGCGACGATCCTCGGGTCGTACGAGGCCACGTCGTACAACGAGCAGGCCCGCCGCGGGCAGATCGGCGGCGGTATATCGGCGACGGTCTACACGCGATGGCGGGCAGGTGTGGCGGGTGACATGCGTCTCCGCTGGCCGAGCCGCGGCGACCGGCTGCTGTACGTCTCGGCCGTCGTCGAGCAAGGCAACCGTGACGACCTCGAGCTGACCGTCGAGGAGACGGCGGCATGATCTCGCTCGACACTGGAAACGTCACAGAGCAGATCGGGGCTCTCATGGCTCGGTTCGACGCTCTCCCGAATCATATCGCCAGGAAGCACGCCTCCGCGGCCGTGAAGCGAGTGATGAAGGGGATGGTCCCGATCATGAAAAAGAACACGCCGAAGCGAGGGCGGCGGATCGTGTTCAACAACCGGAAGCCCGGCGGGGAGTATGGCGTGACAAAGATCAAGGGCGGCAGCCTGCGGGCCTCGGTCGCGATCAAATCGACATACATCCGCACGAAGGGGAACGGGTCCACAGTCACCGGCGTCGTCGGGTATCGGTCAGACAAAAAGGATCCCTATAACGGCGTCTCGCAAAGCCGAAAGGCGATCTGGCTAGAGTTCGGGACCGAAAACTCGTTTGCTCGCGGGATGGTCGCGATGACCCTTCGACAGGTCGGATCCGTTTCTGCCGAGAAGCTGGCAACCGAGATGTCGCTGGCCCTCGACAAGGCTGCGAACGAGCTGGCTTCCAAGATGAATCCCGGCATGTCGAAACGCGGTATCGCGGCCGGCGTCGCCCCCAAGTAGGAGCCACTATGGGAACCCCGCACGTCTGGCTAAAGGAAGCGATCGAGGACGCCACGTCGGCCACGGCCTGGCCCGTCGGCATGACTGGCACCCAGTCGCCGCCGTTCACGATCTACGCCCGCGAGGCGACGGGCCGCGAGCAGGTCCTCGCCGACACGTTCGACGACACTCCGTCCGCCGACCAGGTCAACCCGGTCGCACGGTTCCTGGTGGCGGTCTACTGCGACGACTACGTCCAGGCCTGGACGCTCGCCGGCCAGATCACCGCGGCGATTCACAAGTACGCCGGCACCGCCGACGGGACGACGGTCGAACACTGCCTGGTCCTCGACGAGCGAGACGGACAGCCCGACTACCTCGAGGGCCGCGAGACGCCGACCTACACGGTCGAACTCTCCGTCGAGATCCGCTGGACGGAGTGAGATTCGGCAGCGTGTACGAGCCCTAAAATCGACCACGAACACCAGGAGCGGAACGGATGCCACTTTCGACTACGCCAGGCGGCGGCCCGACGATCCCGGCAGGGGCGAAGACGGTCTCGATCAAGAACATCGAGACGGCCGGCGCGACGCCGAAGGAAGACGTGACCGTCCTCGGCGACACCTCGCGACAGTACGCGTCGCCTCCGCTGGTCGAGGCCGGGACCAACACGGCGACGAAGACCTGCTCGGTCTCCGGGAATCTGAAGTCGAACACGACGCTTGCGGTGACGGCTGCGGCAACGGTCACCGGGTGGATCTGCGAGAGCTACGAGAAGACCTACGAGGTCGGCAAGTACGCCACGTTTTCCGCCGAGTTCTCCTACTATCCGCCCGCGACGTAAGGAGCCGACACAGTGCCAGAAGCACCAGCCACATTCACCAGTTCCCAGGGATTCAGCGCGTTCGGCGTCACCGGCGCGACGAAGTGCTCGGTCAAAGTCTCTCGGAAGAGCGACGTCACTCCGCAGCTCGACAACTCGACACTGTCGCTGGCCCACGGATCGGCTCGCACCTACGAGAGCGGCCTGACCGACTACGGCCAGAACAGCGCGACCGGCGTCGTCGTCACGGTGACCATCGAAGGCCTCGGAACGTCGCCTACGAAGGGGACAACGATCACGGCCGAGAGCGTGACCTGCAAGTGCATGGACGTGACGGACGACGACTCGGCCGGCGAGCTGCACAAGTGGACCGCCAACTACACGAGCGACTACGCGGCCTGACCGTAGGGGAGGCCGAATAGATGCCCACGCCTTCCTCGCAGGGTTCGACCTGTTCTTTCAATGGGTCGACGATCGGATCGGTGACTCGTTTTCGTGCGGCCCCAGGCTCGGCGGTCTACGCCGAGAAGACGAACATCACGAGCACCGTCGTGGGCGAAGGCGCAGGGGCGCGGATCCTGAAGACCTACGACTGTGTCGCCATTGATCCGGGGACGATCGAGGTCACGCTATACGGATGCCCTCCGTACGTTTACGGGAACCTCGGAGACAAGGGCCTGGCGTCGTTCACGTTTTCGGGTGGCTCCATCTCCATGAACGCCTACCTCGATTCGTTTGACGTCGTGGGCCAGGTCGGCCAGTTCCTGGTCGGCCAGGCCACGTTCCGGATCTCTGGAGACTAGCCAATGTCAGTTCTTGATTCCGTCGCCGATGTCGTGACCGTGACTCCTCCAGGCTCGTCCGAGTCTGTCTACCTTCGATACCCGACGTTCCAGGAATGGCACGCCCTGGCGAAGGCTCACCGCGAACTCGAAGGCGCGACGCCACCGGCCGACCTGATCGCGAAGACGCTCACGACGTGCATCTCGGACGCTGAAGGAAAGCCGGCGGGCCTAGAGGCCGCAAAGGTGATGAAGGCAAATCACCAGCGCGTTCTGTGGATCTACAACCGGGCCTGGGAGACGGTCCTGAAGTCTGGCGACGCTGTCGTTTCGGAACTGGAAAAAAACTCCGAAGCCGGGAAGGACTGACGGATCGCTTCCTGTACCGGCTCGCGGCACACCTGAAGATCTGGAACGTCGAGGAATGGAAGAAGGAGGTCACGCTCGATCAGGTTCACCGATGGATGGCGTACTACCGTGTCGAGCCATACGGCGAGGACTGGCTTCGCACGGCTCGCGGGACGCTGTTCACGGCTATTGCGATGGGAGCGAAAGCAGACGACGCATTCATCGACATGTTCCTTCCGAGTTATGACCCAGATCGAGAAATGACACAGGACGAGATCGACGCGAAGATCGCCGCGTTCGCGGCACAGCAAGGACGCTGACATGGCAGCCATCGGAAAAGTATCCGCCGTTTTCACGGCCTCCACGTCTGGCCTGACGGCTGGCGTGAAAGCCGCGTCGTCGTCGTTCCGGTCGCTCCAGTCGGACACGAAAGGCCTTGAGTCGTCGATGCGGGCCCTGGTGGCGATCAACGGGGCCCAGCTCTTCGGCTCGGTCGCATCGGCGGCGGCCTCGGGTGTGCGCAGCCTGCTCGCGTTTGCCCAGGGGCAGGCGCAGGTGATCGACACCGCCAGCAAGATGGCTGCCCGTCTCGGGATGAACTACGGCGAGTTCGCGGGCCTGAGTCTCGCCGCGGATCTCGCCGGAGTGTCGATGGAATCCGTCGGCAAGGCCTCACAGAAGGCCGAGATCGCGTTCGCGAATGCGTCCAACGGTTCGCGGGTCGCCCAGGCGGCGTTCGGACGGCTCGGCCTTTCGGTCGAGCAGCTCGGCCAGATGTCGGCCGCCGAGCGGTTCGACGCGATCGCGGCCGCTATCGCCAATCTCCCGACCGAGGCCGAGCGGGCGGCGGCCGCCGTCCAGGTGTTCGGCAAGGCCGGGGCCGAGCTGCTGCCGCTGTTCGCTGGCGGGGCCGAAGGAATCGCCCAGGCCCGCGAGCAGGCCGAGCGGCTCGGACTCGTGCTGACAAACTCCCAGGGCCAGGACGTCGAGGCGATGAACGACGCCTTCACGATGGTCCAGAAGTCGATCGCAGGGGTCGTCCAGCAAGTCGTCGCATACCTCTCTCCGGCGATCAAGGGAGTCTTCGACACGTTCGTCGAGTTCGTCGGCACGATGGGAGGGGCGAACATCGGCCAGGCGATCGGCGACGGCATTCTCGCCGGGGCTCGATTCCTCGCGTCGATTGGCGACTACATCATCCAAAACTTCGGAGCCACGTTTTCCTACCTGTCGAGCGTCGGCGACCAGTGGGGAACGGTGTTCGCGTTCGGCCAAGGCGTCGCGTCCGCGTTCGTCGGCGCGTTCAAGATCTTCGAGTTCGTCGGGAACACCATCGGCGGCGTGATCTCCGACATCGTCGCGATGCTCCTTCAGGCGGCAAGCGACACCGCGGCCCTGATCCCAGGCTTCGGCGGGACTGCCGACGGCCTGAAGACGGCCGCCGACTACATGGCGACGCAAGCTGACACCTACCTCGCGGCTGCGAACGAAAGCCTCGCCGCGAGCGGGCAGGCGTTCTCGGACGCGTTCTCGGGTACGGCCCCGCAGATCGGCCAGGCGATCGCCGGGCCGCTGGTGGCGTCGCTCGACACGGCGGTCGCCAACGCCCAGCAATCCGCCCAGGCGATCGACCAGGCCAAGAAGGCCCCGGTAGACGTGAAGCAGGCCGTTGTCGTCGACATCTCCGAGGCGATCAAGGGAATCGACTCGCGGACATCGGCCGGCGTGGCTGAGATGTTCCGGCTGATGCGTGGCGGCTCGGGTGACGTTCAGCAGCAGCAGCTCTCCGTCCTCGAGGAGATCGCGGCGAACACGTCCGGCGATGGATTTACCGTCGTGGAGGGCTTCTGATGGCGTGGGTGAACTATCAGCGGATCCTCGACGGCGTACAGGTCTCGGGGAAGTTCGGAGAGTCGCTCCAGGTCACCGAGCGGTGGCAGATCCGCGTCGACTCTCCGGCGACATCGAAGGCCGACATTCTGGTCGGAGTCTCCACGTCGACTGGCGTGACGTGGGGCTCTTCACATCCTGAGTTCTCAGCCCTGAAGGCGATGGAGTTCGACCTCTCGCCGGAAGGGAAAGAGGGGATGCGGTGGGTCCTCTCGGTCCGATACTACGTCCCGCCACCGACGAAGAAGCCGCAGACCGGCAGCAGCATCCCGGCCGACGTGTGGGAGTTCGCGGGCGGGACAGTCACCGTCCCGGCGTTCGTCGACACGTCAGGAAACACGATCACCAACGCGGCCGGCGATCCGCTCGAAGGCCTGGAGAAAGAGCGCCACGAGTTTGGCTGGACGCTGCGGAAGGCCTACTCGACGCAGGCAGCGTTCACCGACGCGGCGGCCGAATACCCTGGAAAGGTCAACTCGGCCTCGTGGGCCGGCGGGGCTGCGAAAACGTGGAAGTGTTATCTCCGCGGCGCGAAAAAGGTCTCGGTGACGAAGCTCGACGGAACGGCCGACGGCCAGACGCTCGACTACATCGAGGCGACATGGGAGTTCAAGTACGACGTCGGAACGTGGAAGTGTATGCCGTGGGACGTTGGCTTTATGGAACTGGTGAGCGGCTCGCGGAAGGCGATCCTCGACTCAACCGGCAAGGCCGTGAAGCAGCCGGTCGCCCTGAACTCAAACGGCACGAAGAAGAGCGACGGCCAGAAGCCGTCGGTGATCAACGCCGGGGCTGGCGTCGACATTTACTCGACCGCTGACTTCACGACGGGCTTCGGATCGCCGTCGCTCCTGTCATGACGAAGCCTGTCGCATTCTCAGAAGACGGGGCCCGCCGCGTGATCGCGGCCACGAAGGCCTACGAGGGCGGAAATCGCTCCATGTCGCCGATCGCCTTTCGCCAGGTCGGCGACGACGGCGAGCCCGTCAGGCTTGGGAAAACGACGGCCGCCTGGAACAAGGGCACGACCGCCACGATCGACCTCTACGAGAGCGGCACGCCACCGAGCGAGACCAGCTCGTCCGCGACGCTTACTGGATGCGTCAACAAGTTCGCGAACGTCGCGACCGGAAAGTGGGTGATCGTGGCCCGCGGCGCGAATGGCTCGTACTACCTGATCGCGGCGGAGTGCTCGTGATGGTGCTCTTGCCTGGGTGTGTGTGCTGCACGGCCGCTCCGTGCGGTTTTCCGAATCTGGCTCCGTATTCGGTCGAGGTAAACGGATACAAATCGTGGGATTTTCGGTGCGGTGTACCTTCCGGTATGACCGGAAGCGAACCAACAGGGAGTTCCGAATACACCTTCACGCCATCTTCAAGCATAAGAAACGCCGCAACAAGCCAATGCGGTGCCGTCGGTGGTCTCTATCAGAGTGTCTCAAATAACGCTTACGGCGGATATTACGCCCTCGGCTCGGGATTTGTTATTTCAAACTATTATTTTTTCCCATCGTACTTTAACAACACTACGTACACAGCGTCTCCGCTCGCTGCACTTTACTCAATACCTGCACGATACATATACGCACAGCTCGACATAAACTACACGACAGAATCGCAAACAGGCCTTATCTCGTGGACGTTTCGCGCGTCATTCGCTGGTGCTAGCGGAAACCGATGGCGCAACCTAACTTCGTTTTATTCGCAAACTGCCGAAGACAGGAAATGCGTAAGCGATGCGTCGCTTAGCTGCTGCGGAGGTCCCGAGTTCTTCCATCTGCCAACGCCTACGACGTTTTCGTTCTCGCAGAATGGTGTGACTGTCGATTGTGGCGGATCGTCGCAGCTTTACTATTGGACAAATGGACAGCTCAACTCAGGGCAGGGGTACAGTCAGTTCCTCGCGTCGGATTTTGACGGAGCACATAGCGTCGTGATTCAGAAATACACGGCCTGTTTCGCAAACTGCAATTACTCGACCAATCTCTGCTGCAATCCGCTCCCATGATCTCCTGCATGATAGGCCACCTTGAGCAACGCTGCCGCGAGCGTGGCTACACGCTCGACGATGTCAGGCCGTGCATCGTTTCTCAGGACGGCGACATGATCACCGTCGACGAGACGCATCCGGCCTACCCGCGGCCGCGGCCCGGCCTTGGGGACCGCGTCGCGTCGGCCCTCGACGCGATTGGGATCACGAAGGAACGCGTCGAGGCGCTTGTCGGCGGCCCGTGTGCATGCCCGGAACGCCAAGCGGCGCTAAACGCGGCCGGGGCGAAATGGCTGGGCCTGCCGCCTGGATCGACGGCCCCAGGCCCGATGGACTCGCAGACCTGATCGGGTAGCGTGGATCGGCGGCCACGGACGGCCGCAGGCCAGCACGGAGGACGCCATGTCGTTCGCGGATCGCGTCGCCGATCGTGTCTCGCGTCTTGCCCCAGGGCCTCGAAGTTTTTTTGACAGGCTACCTGACACCGCCCAGGCCGAGCTGCTCGAGGTCCGTCGCCGATTCCATGCCGGCGAGATCGTGGCCTCGGCGTCGGCTCTCGCGGACGTGCTAATCGAGGAAGCGAAGGCGAGCGGATACGAACTCTGCGGACCTCAGGGGCTACGCGTATGGCTCGCTCGGCGAGACTAGCCGACCGCGTCGCCAGGAAGGCCGCCACGAAGGCGGCAGCAGGCGACGGCCTGACGATCGAGGAGGTCACGCAGAAGTCCGCAGGCGACGCCCTGGAGGCCCGCAGCGTCTCGCGGACGATCCGCACGGTCGAGGACCTGCTTCGGCACATCGAGGCCGACCTGACACGATTCGAGGTCGCGGCCTCGGAGGCCACGAAGTGGGAAGGTCTGACGGCGGACCGCGAGACAGGGGAGCCTGTCGTCACCGAACTCTTCCGGGTGTTCGTTCGACTGCGGCCGAAGGCCGGGCCAAGCGTCCGCGAGCTGGTCGAGGCGATGATCGCGGGGGCGGCCGGCTCAGTGCGCCAGCCAAAGAGGCCAAGCCACGGACGCAAGCAGTCTGGTCTGTGGTCGGTGCTTGTGATGAGCGACCTGCACTTCGGGGGCCGCTCGTGGAGACACACCACCGGAAACGACTACGACCTGTCGATCGCCGCTGATCTTGTTTCCAAGACGGCAAGCCGTCTTATCGAGAGAAGCGGCTACGCCTGCCGGAGGACGATCGTCCTGGCCGGCGACACCCTGCATTTCGACACGATATCGGGTACGACAACAGGCGGGACCTATATCGACCGTGACTCGCGGCTTCAGAAGACGATTGAGCTCGCCGTCTCGTCGATCGCCGGGGTAGTCGAACAGTCTGCCGATTCGCTACCTACGGATGTGGTGTTCGTTCCAGGGAACCACGATACCGCGATGGCGTGGGCTCTCCAGAAAATATTCGTCGAGCGATACCGCGACGACAGGCGTGTATCAGTCAACACGGAGTTCACCGCACGAAAGTATCTGGCTTACGGCGGGAACCTGATCGGCGTCACGCACGGCGACAAGGCAAGAAAAAAACTGGCTGGACTGATGGCGATCGAGGCCGCCGCCTTGTGGTCGAAGTGTCGGCACAGGGAATGGCACGTCGGCCACCTCCACAACCAATCGGCCGAGGTCGGGACGATCGACGGCGTGATCGTGCGGACCGCCCCGACCATCGTTCCGCCCGATTCGTGGCACGTCGATATGGGGTTCGTCGGTGCCGAGCGTGCCATGCAGGAATGGGTGTATTCGCAGCGTGGCGGGCTGCACGAGATGCACATGGAATACGTCGGGGTGACGACGCCATGAAGCCTGAAACGCCGGAACAGAAAGAGCGTAGGCGCGAGCGTGACCGAAAAAGAGCGGCCAGGAAGCGTGCCGAAATGACCCCGGAGCAAAAGCGGACCCGCTACCAAGAGAACGCGGCTTACCAGCGGAAGCGTCGCGAGGCTATGACGCTGGAAGAGCGAAGGGCTATTCGCAGGCGGCACTGGCTCAAGTACCACGGCGACGGGTATCGCAAGAAGGCTGCCGAGTACCAGCGTAGAAAGCGGGCCGAGGACGAGGGCTACTCGATCGCTTGCAGGCTCAGGGCCAGAATCAAGACCGCAACGCGTAAGCGTGGCGCAGAGAAAGCCAGGGGCCTCTATCAGCTCACCGGCTGCACGGCAACGCAGCTCCGCGAGTGGATCGAAAGCCAGTTTGTGGACGGCATGTCCTGGGAGAACAGAAGCGAATGGCACATTGATCACATCATTCCGTGTTCGGCATTCAATCTGGCCGATGATGCCCAGCAGGCCGTCGCGTTTCACTACACGAACCTTCGGCCGCTTTGGAAACAGGACAACCTGCGTAAGCGAGCCACGGTCCCCGTGCAGCAGCGGAAACTGTTCTGGACGCTCGACGACGTGGCGGCAGCCCGGAGGTCTCTGGCGTGAACGGCGACCACCACTTCCGAATCCGAGGCCTTCGCGTCCTCTGGCGATACGCTCGCCTCAGGGGCCGGGCCGCCGGCTGGTCGATCACGCCGGACGAGAAGCGGCCAGACCTCGAGCGGAAGGTCCTGATCGACTCTCGGCTCGCGGGCCGGGCTCGGCTGGAGACCGAGATACACGAGGGAATCCACCAACTGTTTCCCGATCTCTGCGAGGAGACGGTCTCTGGGGCCGGCCGCGATCTCGCTCGGATTCTCTGGGCTCTCGGGTATCGCCTTCGTGACTGACGCCGACCTCGAGCAGGCCGAGCAGCTCTGCCGCCGGCTCGGTCCGGCGAACTGCTGGACTGGCACTGGCGGAAGCCTAGCCTCGTTCGCTCTGGCGATGATCCGCGAACTGAGGGAACGACGAATGAAGACGACGGCCGGCGGGACGGTGAAGTTTTCGACAGGGGCGATCCGATCAAGCGACGCCGAGGCGACACGCTACGACCTGATCTCGCCGATCGGCCTGGAGGCCGTCGCGAGAACGTGCGCGGAAGGGGCCGAGAAATACTCGGACTTCAACTGGGAGGCCGGTATGCCGGTGAACGACCTCCTGAATCACGCGCTGCGGCACATCTACAAATATCTCGCAGGCGATCGGTCGGAAGATCACCTACCACACGCCGCGTGGGGCCTGCTCGCGGCGATCCACTCCGAGGCCCTCTGGCCCGAACTGAACGCCGGGACGCTCCGGGGGCCTGGATGTCGACCGCCTACGCCGGACGCGTGACGTCCGGAGGCGGATCGATCAGGTTCAACGGCGGCAACGCTGCGCAGGAGTTCTCGTCACTCGGGCAGATCAGGTCGTCGACATAGACGGCCTGGAGGGCCGGGTCGCTGTGATCAAGGAGCCTTGTAGCGGCAGCCCGCCCGCCGGCCAGGGCCGCGTATGAGGCCGCCGTCCGGCGAAATCCGTGGAACCCTCGATATTGAACCTGTGCCAGGTCGCATAGCAGGCGAAGCGACGCCCACTGGCTGCGTGTCCGACGATCCCACGGCCAGACGAGATCGTCCGGCCCTCGGCTATTCTCGGCGAGCATGGTTGCGAGTTCCGGCGTGATCTGCCGCTGGATGTCTCTGGTCGAGCCTTTTCGCGTTTCGCCACGGAAGGTGATCCGCAGCCGCTCGAGGTCAACGTCCGACCAGCGGACGCTCGACAAAGCCGTGAAGCGCTCGCCGGTCGTCACCGCGGCATAGATCAACGTCGACCACCACCACGACGATGGAACGCCACCTGTCTTGCCGATTCGTTTCCGCGCGCGGCGTACCAGTTTTGATACGTCGTCGATCGTGTAGGCCCGGCCCGTCGGGATTCGTTTTGGGACCTTGATGTTCGGCAGTTCTGGGAACTCTGCCACGATTCGCTTCCGCGCGGCATACGTCCACGCGGCCTTGATCATGACGGCGTCTTTCCGGACCGTCGCCGCAGACGGCAGGCGGCCGCGCCAGCCTGGAGTCTCCGCTCGCCAGCGTAGGTATCGACTGATCTGGAGATCGTCCAGGTCCGTCGACGTAGCGGGCCGCCCGAGAAACGTGTCGAGGCGGTCGGCAAGCATGACGTAGAGCGTGATCGTCTTTCGGTTCAGTCCTCGCAGCATCGCGTAGCGATCAAATAGATCGCGGATAGGCATCGGCATGGCATCACTTTTCCTTTCATGGCTTCCATGCCGACTAGTGTACGGATTTCCACTCCCCTCGCCTCCACTCATACTTTGCCCAGCACCCAACTATCGGCGCTCTGCCGTTCCGATTCTGCGGGACGTGCCGGGCTGGCGGTTTGCGGGGGCTGGGCGCTCGGACAGTTTGATTTGCAAAGACGTGACGATACGATTGGAGGCATGATCGCCATGGCCAACCCATTCGCCGACTACTTCACCGTCAGACAGACGATGGAGGCTATTGATGCGCTGGCCCCCAGCACGGTCACGCGGCTCGTCTATGACGAAGACCGCCCCAAGCCGGACGGGAAGCGGCTTGCTGGCAAGCTCATCGAGGGCCACGGATGGATGATCCAAAAGAAGAGCGTGGCCAAGTACCTTGAGGAAGAAGCCGCCAAGAGTCCTGGCGTCGGCTATCCAAGGGGCCGCAGCCGCAAAGCCGAAAAGGCAAAGGCCGCTCCCAAGGCCAAGCGAGCCCGCAAAGCCACCCGATCCTGACGGATTTTTTTGAAAATCCGCATTTCTCCCGGCATTTAGCCCTATTGCATATGCAATGATCCGCCGATATAACTGGGGCATGCGAGCGATTGAGACTCGCGGCCAGAAAACAAGGAACGAAACGATGAAGACCTCGACCAAGACCGCCGCCGCCAAGTTTGTCGCCGCCGCCCGCGAGGCTGGCTGGAAGATCAGCGTTCGCGAAAACGTGGTCACGATCACCAAGCACTTCACGCCCAACAGCCGCGACGAGTTCGTCAAGCTCGACGGCGAATACTACGGCATCCTGTCGCTTGTGAAGGCTCGCGGCGGCAGCATGTGGGGCACGGACGGCTCTGGGGTCGGCGGCTACTCGGCCATCCTGCACGGTTGCTTCACCATGAACATCAGCGGAGTGAGTCAGGCGTTCATCGCCGCTCTGTGAACAAATCAAAGGTGGGGCCACCCGGCCTGCCGACAGATGCAAAACGGGTGGCAATCGCACACAGGATTCTTTGGCCACGGAGGGCCACCATGACACGCCACTGGAACGCCGCCCTGCAATCGCTCGTCCTTGTCCGCCTCGGCCAGGAGCTTGGCTGCGATTCCGCCGCCGCCCGTGCCGTTCACGATCTGCTCGAACTCCTGGCGAACGTCGCCGGCATTCTTGCCCGTTGACTTATGCAAAGACCGCCGTATACATATGCACGCATCATCCGATACGAAAGCCGCCACCTATACAAAACTTCGACTCCCCAACTTGATGTTTTTCCCGAGCGCCACGCGTCAAAAAACGTTTGACCTCTGACTGTTCATTTGTTCAGTTACGCCACCCACAAGGAGGACCACCGGATGGCACACGAAAACGACCCGCACGGACGCGAATACATCGCCGCCGTCGAGGGAATGCAGGAGACCTATGGCAGGCCGTCAGGTTGCCAACTACCGAGCATCGGCGACCGGATCGCCTACCGGCTGAAGTTCCACACCGAGGCCGAATGGGAAGCCGGCCGCGTTATCCGGATTCAGGAAGGCGACCGTCCGCTCGTAGTGGTCGAGACGGACGACGAGAAGACGGTCCGCGTGATCGACGGACGACCGTGGCCGGACGGCGCGATCCTGCCTTTCTGAGGAGCGAACACATGGGACGCATGATCTCGCGCAACGACACCGCTCTTCACAGAAACACGCACGACCGGAACCACCCGATCGCCCGCGGGGCTCGGCTGGCTCGACACCTGGCGATTGCCGCCTGGCGTCCGCTGCGGGCCTTGGAGGACCTCCTGGCCGAGGTCGACGCCTGCGGCTGCCAGGTGAACAGCGTGACGAAACTGAGGGCACGGGCGGCTCTCGAGGCCGCGATGCCGTACCTCGAGGATCAGACAGGGGAGGTTTGGAAATGACGCTAGAGCATTTTCTCGCCGCGTGGATCGTCGGCTCGTCGCTCGTCTCGGCGGCCGTGTCGATCACGATCGGCGTCGTCTTCCTTCACAAGTTCATGGACGAGGCCGACGCCAGGGAGCGTCGTCGGAAAGGACACCGGCACGAGGCCGGAATGGATGGAGTCGAGATCGGGTCGCGGCTGGCGGAGCCAGACCGCGCCGCCGCTCTCCGGGTGTTCCGCGAGACCGGCTGGATGAGTGCAAACCAGGCGAGGAGGTACTGGCGATGACGATTTCAATCCGCAAGGCGAAGCGATCGGCCACGAAACTGCGAATCCTGCTCACGAGCCCGAGCGGCGGCGGGAAGACGTTCGGAGCCCTGCTCCTGGCGAAGGGGCTCGGCGGGAAGACGGTCGTGATCGACACCGAGGAAGGGTCGAGCGACCTCTACGACGAGCTGCACGAGTTCGACGTGATCGACCTGAAGCCGCCTTTCACGCCCGAGAGGTACGTCGAGGCGATCACCGCGGCCGAGGCCGCCGGATACGAGGTGATCGTGATCGACTCTGTCACTCATTGCTGGAGCGGCAAGGGCGGGTGCCTGGAACTGGTCGACGACATCGCGAAGGCCCAGTTCCGCGGAAACACCTGGTCGGCCTTCTCGGTGATCACGCCGCGGTGGCGGGCCTTCGTCGACGCGATCCTACGGTCGTCGGCCCATGTGATCTGTACGGGCCGCAGTAAGACGGAGACGGCCCAGGTCGAGGACCACGGTCGGAAGAAGGTCACGAAGCTCGGCATGAAGCTGGAGGCCCGAGACGGCCTCGAGTACGAGTTCACGACCGTACTCGACCTAGTCCATGACGGACACTACGCGACGGTCTCGAAGGACCGGACCGGAATCTTCGGCGGCGACCCGAAGCCGATCACGGCCGAGACCGGGAAGCGTCTCGCCGAGTGGCTCGCCGGGGCCGAGCCAGTGAAGGTCGAGCCTCCGGCCGTCGTCCGAGTCGATGTCGAGCAGATCCGCGGCTACATCCGCCAGGCCGCGAACGTCCGGACGCTCGGGAAGATCACCGACCGCCTTGACCAGCTCGTGAGCGAGGACCAGATCACCGGCAACGAGTGGTCCGAGCTGACCGACATGGTCAACGCCCGCCACGACGAGATCGAGCCTCGCGCGGAGGCCACGGCGTGACCTCGCTCGAACACCTGACATTCAACGGCCTGCGGCACGACCACGATCGCGACTGGTTCCGATGCTCGGACCTGATCGACGCGAGCCAGGCCGCCGGCTACCGAATGACCCGCTACGAGATTCGGCAGGCGATCGCAGGCCTGCCGAAGCCGGAGCAGAAGTACCGCCACTGCCACTACGGCCGCGACCACTTGATCGCCGTGATCGAGTTCGCGACCGCGAAATCCCAAGAACAGGAGACGAACGATGGACTGGGGACTTGATGACGATTTTCCGCCGGTTGCCGTCCAGGACGACACGAGAGCGCCCGAGCGTGAGCTGGTGCCTGAAGGCGACCACGCCTTCAGGATCAAGGAGGTGATCGACCACGGCGATAAGGTCGAGTTTCGGCTCGTCCACGACGACCGCCGCTACGGCTGGGTGTTCGCGAGGCTTCCTAAGGAGGCGAACTGGTCGCGGGCGATCCTGTCGTCGCTCCGGAAGTCGCTCGGCATGTCCCGCGACGAGTGGGCTGCCGCTCCGATCACTGACCTCGCGGGCCGTCGCGTCGTGGCACGGATCTACCACAAGGCCGGAAACGGGAAGACGTTCGTGAACGTCGCCGAGTTCAAGCCGGCCGAGCCTGTCGTCGAGACGGCGACAACGTCTCCGGCCGTCGAGCGTGCTGTCGCGCCGCCGTCCTCGAGGTCGAGCGTGAAGCGGACCGCGACACAGAAGGCCGACGCGGCGGCCGCCATGCCGGACGACGACATTCCGTTTTGATCATTCGCCAGGCCGCTCCCGGCCGTAGTGGCTGCCTATCTCGGCCACGGGGAGAGCGCTGCCGGCGGTCGCGAAATAACACCGGCACCCGACGAGCTGAAGCCTTGCAGTCTGCGTCTGGCGGCTGCGGCACGACACGCCGCAAATACACGGAGGGACGGATGGAAATCACGGACGCGATCGTCGCTATCAACGAAGCCGCGAACCGGCACGCCGCACAGGCGATCGCCAACGGCGTCGCGGCCGAGGCCCAGGCGGGCCTCCGGCCGTCTGACGACGAGCGAGCCGTCCGTCAGGCCTGGCACGAGCGATGGGGCTCGGAGGCGACGGTGGTCGGATACACGGGCCCGCGGGCCGGCACGAACTGGACGGGAGACTGAGCATGACGCTACGGACGACCATGGACGCGATCGAGTCGCTGCCGATCTTCGCCCAGGCGAAGCAGGCAGACGCTGGCCGTGCTGCAGGCGAGGCGTGCCTAGCGAAGGCCGAGCGTACGACCTCGTTCTACGCTGACGCGGCACGGGCCGCGATCCTCGAGCTCCTGGCCGACGGCGTCGCCCGCAGCGGCGAGCAGCTCGTCGACCACTGCCAGCGGCTCGGGATGGTCCCGCACGACGCTAGGGCGTTCGGGGCGGTGATCGGGACGCTGGCTCGGAGAGGTCTGATCAAGGCCGTCGGATTCGTCGCGCGGGCGAAAGGCCACGGGACGGCGGGCGGGCGGCTTTGGAAAGCATCGTCGGCGTCACGTTGACGCGCGGACGTGGTTCGGTGGATCGGAAACAAAAGGAGCCAAACATGGCTACTGCGATAAACGGACTGGCCGAGACTTACATCACAACAATGACGCCGGAAGAATGGGCGAATGTTCCAGACAACCCTAGGCAGCGAGACACCGACCGCAGATCAAAAACTGCGAAGCACCTGCACACACTTGAGTCTGCACACACGCTGGTTCACATGGCCGAATGGGAAGGCGGCAGGTGCAAGCTAGAGGGCCACACTCGCGCAAAGGTCTGGACAGACATGCCTGACATTGCGCCAGAGTCTGTCGATGTCCGCGTGTATCTGGTCCATGACGAGGACGAGGCTAAGCGACTGTACGGGCAGTTCAACAGCAAAGAAGAAGTTGAAACCGTAACGGACAGGCTTTTTGGCGCCTTGCGGGAATGCAGCATCACCGCCGAATCGTCCTTGGTTACTGGTTGCCGTTTCACAAATGCAGTCCGAACGGCGCACTCATACGCGACAAACTCGAGCGTTCCGTCAGGAGGAAAGAAGCCTCATGTCCACGAGGGCGTCCGATTCTTTCGTGAAGAGATCATCGCTCTCGATCTTCTCAACTTACCGAAGGACAAGGCCATCGGGTGCGCGGTTTGTTGCTTTTTGATGGCGCGAAAAAAGCACGGAAAGGTAGTCGATAAGTTTTTCACGCGCTACAAGGAAAACGCTGGCATGAAGCTCGGGAGGACGCAGGACTGCGTCCAGGTCTTCGCCAATGCAATCGACGACAACAGGAAGCAGTCGGGCGGCGGCTTTACTCACTTCCACGATGCCGTGTGTATCGGATTGGCGTGCATCGATAGGTGGATAAAGGATGACCGAACGATGCTTAGCCGCTCTCCGAAATGCGACCCGTTTCGGTATCTCGACTGATCTAAGCCGCCCTCGTGATAGGCACGGTGCCGCTTCGACGCGGCGGGGCGGAATGGAAAGGAGGCCACAAATGGCCGGTGAATGGGTCCCCTACGACGTCTGCCTCCCCCAGAAGCCCGAGGTCCTCGAGCTCGTCGACAGGACCGGCCTCGCGCCGGACCAGGTCGTCGGCCGCCTCGTCATGCTATGGGGCTGGGCGGCTCTAAACAGCTCCGACGGGACGGCCCGGATGTCGATCCGGCTGCTCGGGCGGGTCTGTGGCGGCGACGAGGAGTTCTGGCGGGAGGTCGAGGCCGTCGGCTGGCTGCACGTCGACGCGGACAACGGAACTGTGGCGATCCCCGGATGGGAGCGTCGGTTCTCGAAATCCGCGAAATCACGGGCAATGCACGCGATTCGGGCCGATGATGCGCGGACGCGCACGGGTCAGTGCGCGAAAGCGCACGGGCCGGTGCGCGGCGGCGCACCAGAGAGAAGAGATAGAGGAGATAGAAATTCTTCTTCTTCCCTCGGAACGGCTGCGCAGAAACTCGGGGACATTTCTGCGCAAGGTGACCACGAGCCCGAGCAGGGCGGCTGGGAGGCCCTGCGGGCCGCATGGAAGGCCGGGAAGGGCCGCCCGTGGAATCTGCCTGACCCGCCGGACAAGGCCGCCGACCGGCTGGCCGAGCCTGGCTGGTTCGAGAAGGCCCTGGCGGCGATCGAAGCCCTTCCACGGTGCCGCTACTTCCGCGACCCGGTGACGCTGCCGCAGCTCGTGACGGCCGGATTCGTCGACAAGGTCCTCGGCGGGCAGTTCGACAACGACCGCGACAAGCCGGCACGAGGCGGCTACCGCGGACCCGAGGACCGAGGACCGCCCCAAGCGTTCACCGGGGCCGACGCCGAGGCGTTTGAGCGGACGAAGAGGGCCATGGCCGAGAAGATCAAACAGGAGGCAGGAGCGTGAGCTACGAGTACGACCCAGACTGGCCGGATTCCGTACCGGCCGACGAAGAGGCGGCATCGCTGGCAGGGCTCGCGCTCGCGCCGTGGGTGGCGAGACGTGCCGAGCCGATCCGAGCGTCTCACCTCGCCGGCAGGATGGCCGAGAGCGACGACGCGTCGCGCGTGAAGGCGACAAAGTGGCGACGCGGTGAGACGACGCAACAGGGAGGATGCCATCGTGGCTGACATCGTGACGAGGCTGCGACAGTGGGTCGATCGCGAGACCATCGAGAGCGATCCGGCTGGTGCCATCACTGCGGCGGCCGACGAGATCGAAAGGTTGCGTGAAGCCATCCGCCGCATGGCGGACCAAGACGCTACGCTTGCTGTAGTGGGCGGAACCGTAACAGTGACGATGGACGCCACGCTCACCGACGCGGAGCGGGAGTCGCTCCGGTTTTGCATTAGAGGGGCACTGCCGGAAACAGAGAAACTGGGCGGCGTGGCGGGCGAACTGTGCAGGATGCATCGGGATAGGCTTCGCTGGCTATTGGAACGATTGGGCTGAGAACACGGAAGATCAACGGCGGCCACCGGAGGACTCACCATGACGCATGACGACGCTGGGCCGTCCGTTGCATCGGCTGGTTCTGCCATGCGGTACGCATCGGTCTGCGATGGCATTGGGGCTGCCCATGTTGCTTGGCAACCGCTTGGCTGGCAGTGCCAATGGACGAGCGAAATAGAACCATTCCCGGCTGCGGTGGTTGAACACCACTACGGATTCCGCAACCTCGGGGACATGACGGCTATCACGGAGGAAATGCTAGATGCGCCAGTTGAACTTCTTGTCGGAGGAACGCCATGCCAATCCTTCTCGGTCGCAGGGCTCCGCGGCGGATTGGCTGACCCGCGTGGCAACCTGGCCCTCCGATTCGTCCAGCTTGCTGCTGTCATGCAGCCCAAATGGATCGTTTGGGAAAACGTGCCGGGCGTCCTCAGTAGCGGCAAAGGGCGGGATTTTGGAACCTTCCTCGGGGCGTTGGGCGAACTCGGGTATGGGTTCGCCTATAGAGTTCTTGACGCTCAATGGTTTGGAGTCGCCCAGCGTCGCCGCCGTGTGTTCGTTGTCGGCTACCTTGGAGATTGGAGACGTGCCGCAGCGGTACTATTTGAGCGCGAAAGCGTGTTCGGGAATCCTCCGACGCGCGGAGCGAAGGGGCAAGGCATTACCTCCAGCCCTGAAGGCATCGCTGGAAATGTCAGCAGCAAATGGGCCAAGGGAGCCGGAGGCCCAGCCGGGGACGAGTGCTACAACCTCGTAGCCTTCCACCCCACCCAAGACCCGATCAGCAGCGTTGACGGCTCGACGCACGCGATGGGCTGCGGCGATGATGCCTCGCATGATGTTTCTCCAACAATGCGGGCGATGGGGCATAGCGGAAGCCATGCTAACGGAGGCGGGCAGTTGGCGGTTGCCCAAGGCTTCACCTACAGCGGCTACAGCAACCAGCCCGCGTGGATGACCGGCGACCGCACGGATTGCCTGCCTGCGAGCGGACACAGCGATGGGAGCCACCAAGGCGTCGGCGTGGTTGCGTTCGCCCAAAATCAACTTGGCGAGGTTCGCACCAACGCTGAGATCATGGGAACGGTGAACACCAATCAGAACGCCAGCGGACGAAATACGCCAATGGTGCAGCAAGCAATGGCCGTCCGTCGCCTCACGCCCCGCGAGTGCGAGCGTCTGCAAGGCTTCCCCGACGATTACACGCTGGTGGAGTACCGCAAGAAGCCAGCCGCTGACGGGCCGCGGTACCGGGCGCTGGGCAACAGCATGGCGGTTCCGGTCATGCGGTGGATTGGGGAGCGGATTCAAAAGGTCGATAGGTTGTAGGCAGAACCACTGATTATGCGGTTCCCGATAGCAGCCGGCCGTGCTGCATAGTACGCCAGCAAATCGCGCCGCACGGCCCCGAGACGCTGAACGACGCCGCTATCGTGTTCCGTATAACACGCCGCCGCCGTGTTGCTTGACAGCCTTGGCATCCTGCGTGAGTCCCGGCAGACACCGGGAGTTCACGGAGGATGATGTATGCGTTTCTTGGTTGCCTTGCTCGTTTGTTTGTTCGTGGCCTGTGCCGTCACGGCCAACGCCGATACCACCGTGGTGGCTCGTCGTGGCAGCGTCATCAGTGCTCAGGATCACGCCGTTGTGATCGCTCGTCGTGGCTCGCTGGTGCATAGCAGCTGCGGCCAGTACGAGGGGATCGGCACCGGCTCGACGCCAGAAGCGGCACGGCGTAACTGCTGCTTCTACGGAAAGCGTGTCATCGTGGAGGAAGGCGTGGCCTACTCGCCCGTGGCTCGCCGCTGGTTCGCCGTCATCCGCTACCGGTGAGCCTTGGCCGTCACGTTCTCAGTCATCGGGCAGCCCGTCCCGCAGCCAAGGCCACGAGTCTCGACTGCGGGCGGGTTCGCCCGTGCGTACGTCCCGAAAGATCACCCGGTGCATGCCTACCGGCAGTCGCTGGCGGCGGCTGCTCGAGGTGCAGGGCTCACGGCAACAGGCGAGCCGCTGAACGTCGTGATTTGTGCCGAGTTCTGTAGGCCAAAGTCGCACTTGAACAAAAGCGGACCGAAGCCAGACGCACCACGGTTGCCACGGCCGGATGTGGACAACATAGCCAAGGCAGTGCTGGATGCACTGCAGGACGTGATTGGCGACGACACGCACGTGGCCCGCCTGGTGGTGGAGAAGAGCTACGGCCAGGAGGCACGTACTACCGTGCGGATCTCGTGAAGTTCGGCGTCTCGGTCTACATCCCGAATCACAACCACGCCAAGACGCTGCCGGCGGCGATCTACTCGGCCGCGAGCCAGATGCCGCTCGAGGTGGCCGTCATTGACGACGCCAGCACCGACGACAGCGTTGCCGTGGCCGACGCTGCTGCGATGACGTACGACTCCGTCTGGGTGCAGCGCAACGCTGTGAAGGCCAAGTGCTGGGAGAAGGCGGCTGCCGAGCAGTTTGGATCGTTTGGCGGCCGGCACATCATCGGGCTCTCGGCGGACGACGAGCTCTACCCTGGCGTCGTGCAGAGCACGATGCGGTGGCCAGACGCTGCGGTGATCTTCCATGCGTACTACTGCCGCAGGCCAGGCCAAGATCCGCACGCTGCGGTGCCGATGCCGTTCC